GAACAATGTCATGCTAGAAGCCCAGCACAAAGATGTGCTGGTTGGAAGTCTTGGAAGGACTTACAACCAGTACATGGTGCGGGCAGTTGGTCTGTTGGTTTGTTCCCTATCCGTCAAGGTGACGGCCGGTACGCTTCGTGGCCCTTTTTCTATAAAGGGTAAAGGCTTTTGTCCATCATTCTACTTAACATTGAAGTATGTGATGAAAGCCACCGGAATGAAGCTCACCGAGCACTCGAAGGGAGTGCTTGAGAAACTTTGCAGTGGAAAACTCGTGCGGGGATCGGAATCCTTGCACCTCAGAGTTGACCGAGCTGCGTTTTCAGCGTTGAATATCCTTTTAGGCCTGTTGGAGGTCTTTTTGGATTATGATGAGAACTTTTATAGTCGTATTGACCTAAGTTCATCGCTGAGTTTTGTACGTCCATTCGTTGGAATGGATCACACGCTTGCAATCAAGAGATTGAAGTATGTGACATCGTACTGGTTTGCCAAATTCCTCCATGATGAGGTCCCGCCCTGTGATTGGACGGAAGATCCGAAACCGGATCATTGGCTCTTTACGGGTCAGATCAGACGCTATCTTCGTGATAGGATGGTCTCCGTCACAGCTAAGAACGCTCAGTTCTTTTATTCTCTTCTTCAAACTAAGAGATGTTGTGACCCAGTTCCAAACAGCTTTGTTAAGGCTGCTTTGTTGAAACACCGTAAAGTGATTGGTACCCCCTCGGCACCAATCTCTGAAAAGGTCAGAGCAATGATCGCGCATAAAGCGGATGAGATCATCGCATTGTGGGATGAATTTGAGGATGTTCAGTGTGAACCCTCTCATTCCGCATGTTTTGAGACACCACGTTCCGGTGGTGGACAGTATGACGCCTTGCAAGCTCAGCTTGAAGGTGATTCGGAGAAGTGGTTGGATGTGCCATTAGCAATCCTTGACCTGCCTGCGCCTGATTATCCTGCGAGATCGAAATGTTTCGTAGGTGATCAGGTGAGCGGATGTGTCAATCTTTCTGAAGAAACTAGTGTTTCCGGGGATCATGTCTATCGTTTGCCTGGGCTCTTTGAGCAGGCGGCGAGACCTATGATTTTCGAGAACCTCCGATATGGTTGGATGATGCCCGATTCGAATTCGATTCGTCGTAGTGCATATCTCCATGAGTGCGGACTTAAGCCCATCAATATTTGGGATATTAAGTACTCAACTGTTCAGGTCCCCGATCCCTCTTCTGAGGACGGGTACCGTCTTGACTCACACTCCTACCGCGTTGGGAAGGAGCTGATGATCGTGCCCGATGAATTTGGTAGTCCAGGTCAGATGACCTGCCAAGTTGCTGCTGTCCTTGAGCCTTTAAAGGTCCGGACAGTGACGAAGGGTCGAGCACAGGCTTACCAGGCCGTTCACGGTATTCAGAAATGGATGCACCGTAATTTGAAGAAAATCCCAGTCTTTCGATTGATTGGTGAGACGGTTAGCGAAGCTCTAATTAAAGAGCAGATGGCTAAGCGGGCTCCTGGAGAGGAATTTATCTCTGGTGATTATTCTGCTGCAACTGATAACTTAAAGATCGCTGTCACAAAGACAATCTTTGAGCGTGTCCTGTTTCGTCTTACGCTTGATTGCGAGGACTCTCAGGAAGCTCATGAGTTATGCTACTTAGCACGTAAAGTGCTTTATGAGCATGTTGTCAGTTACCCCAAGAAAATGGGTATCCCTGATGTAGTTCAGGCCACACTCAATTGATGGGCTCTCCTTTGAGCTTTCCAATTCTGTGTATGGCTAACTGCATCTGTGCTTCGATATCT